TTCCTAAATTAATCCGAAACATGAGCCATTGGCACACGCTGAATGGACTTCAGATTAGACGGCACAAGGAAGCTATACTATTTGAATGTGCCGACCAAAAACGCACCTAGACAAAAACCGAACAGAGCCTCTGTAAAACACTGCATTTTAAGTGTCCGTCAGTATTCGGACAGACTATCCGACATATTAAAACCCCACTCTGTTACGCATAAATAGTACCAAGCTTATTGAGTCCAATCGTCTCACTGCGTTGTTCTGAGTTGCGGTGCGTTGTAAATTTAGACCATTCGACTAGACAAAAACCGAACAAAAAATCAGACAAAACCGAACAATCGATTGTGCGGTATTTGTATCGGTTTGATACTAGTTTACTGCGGGAAGCATTTGTCCAGCGCTGAGGATAATCGCTGGGCATCTGCATGGGCGTAGACTTGTGTGTGGACAAGCACTGAGTGGCCAACGATTGCCGAAGCTTGCCTAGCATCCACGCCAGCATGGAGGAGCTCTTGGGCAAGAGTGTAACGAAGGTAGTGGTGGCTTGCCTCTGGGCACCCAGCAGCCATGGCAGCAGCCTTAAACTGGAAGTAGGCCATGCTTGTGGATAGACCCATAGGCCAATCCTCTTGGCTGATACCTTGAAGATATGACATGAGCCTAGGGTGAAGTGGCTTAAAGATTTGCCTCTTACTCTTGGCATCAATGATAGTGATGAGCTTCTTTTCATAGCTAACGCTGTCTGGGGTAACCCCCAAACATTCACTAATCCTACTGCCAGAATAAAGGCCAATCATCGTAACTGTTAACGTCTTCCCCTTGAGGTGGTGAATAATCTTTTCCTGCTCTTCTTTTGTTAGCGCCCTCTTCGGACGCACTTGCACATTCTTTAGGGTGACAAGCTTTTGACTGAATGGGCAGAACATCGCATCGCACATGCCCCTGTCTGCACACCACATCCACCAAGCTCTGAGAAGCTGTACCCTTACCTTCACTGTGTTTGGGGCCAAACCGCTAGAGCATAACTCGGCTATATACTCTGCTCCGTCCACCTTAGTTATCTCGTCCACGTTTCGATTAGCCCATCTCTCAATGCCTTTTAGAGCAGTGACCCTACACTGATTCGTGCTTTTACTTGCACCACAACGTACCCACTCTTTAGCTGCGCTTGTTACGCTCACCTTGCGTAAAGAAGTCACCCCATATTTGGCACCAGCCACCCTTCTCTCTATCTCGTTGCGTATGGCCAGCACCTCTGCTGGTGGCTCTTTGCCATCAGTACGTATCTTGGTGGTGACAAGCTTCCACTTGCCAAGCTCGTTGTATCCTACGTACCAAACTCCGTTACGTTTTTTGAGTGAGGCCATGGCCAGTCTCCTTTATCAGCGCCCGACCAATTACGATGGAGCGGTGAAGTGGTTTTTCTGGGTTATAAATAATGTCGAGAGCTGCCTCGACCAAGTCCACTGCACAATGATTGCAGCTCCAGCCAGTGGTCTGGCTGAATTTCAATAGGCGATCCCGCAATTCGGCGGGAGCACGCCATCCAATGTTAGGAGCCAAGGGTTTCCCCGCTGGTCTCGATATTGCTGTTTTTCTGTGTTGCATAGCCAAACACTACGGAGTCGGCATTATGCGTTGCAAGCTCTATTTTCATGTAGTAGGGAATCTAATTTTGCTACTTGCTAAAACTTCTACTTACGCACTAAGACACTTTGGTACTATACATAATGTGCAATGCGTGGCTAGCGTGCACACAGTGATCGCCAGCCACAATACCACAGAATGGGTGCCAGCTAATAGGCTGAAAAGCCTACTTGCAGTTAACTCAGATAGCTCTGTTCGTTCATGGTTGCTTCGAAATAAGATTCCAAGGAGCCCAGCAAATAGAAGGCTGGTAAATCTCGGGGATGTGATTGCAGTTCTTAACGGAAATGCGGTGTTAACCAAAGCCATTAGGAATCGTTTTGAAAGAATTAAATCAATCCAGAAAGGATATAAAAAAGATGAGATTCGATCCAGCGCAGTATGTGACAGTGGCAGAGAGAGTGCAACTAGCGAACCAAAAGCAGATGGAAGTGTTGGAGTCACGCATAACGATGGTGCAGGAAAAGTGGGGATACACGCAAGTAACTATTTCATTGGACGGAAAGAAATATATTGGGACGGCAAGCTTCCGTCTTGATCTTACTGGACAGCGAGCACAAGCCACATGTCCACTCGAGGATGCGGAGACGAGTGCTCTAGGCCGAGCCATAGCATTCGCAGGAATCAGCTCGTCTCGTGGTATCGCCTCGCTCGAGGAGATACAGGAAGCTCAGCGCAGAGCGGAAGCTCCAGCTATCTCAGCCCCAAAGCCAGAGAATGTTGTGACACTCCCGAGCGCCGAAGAGACTATTGGCGAAATGTGCGATGCGATTCTCAAGGAAGTTAAGGACGTGCCAGAGGCTAGCGTTCTCGAGTTCCTAAGAACGAAGGGCAAGGACATTGGAGATGCCACTGGCGTGGAGTCACTGCCAACTGCCACGATCAAGTCCATATTCAGCAACCTTCCAAAGTTTAAGAAGGCTTTCACTACGTGGCTCCCAAAATAACTAAGAGCCTTAAGGCCAAGCTGACTCGAGCAGGACTGCCACTGCTCGAGCAGCCCAAGCCTCTGGACTTTGATGAGCCCCACCAGAAGTACTATCTGGCTAGTGGCGAACAAGTTTATGGTGCAACGACTTACACTTCCCTAATCCCCAAAGACCTTTTTTCGTGGGTGGCTAGCGTAACAAGGCGTGGCTATAAGTACGATGATATTAAGAAGTCGGCTGGGCGTGTAGGCACTGCAACTCACCATCACTTGCACAGACGCACTACTGGTGTGAAGGGTTCGGAATCCTTCTCATGCACGCACGAAGAAGCAAACCAGATCAACATCGCTACTAAGAACGCTGACGATTTTTGGGACGAGCATAAAGACAAGCTCTTCCCTATTGCCTGCGAGGCACAGCTCGTATCCGAGAAGCACAAGTTTGGTGGAACGCTAGACCTTGTTGCCATTGACGAAGAAGGAAGCGTTGTCCTCATCGACTACAAGACCAGCGGGAAAATTTACGATGACTTTTTTTACCAGCAATCAGCCTACGTGAATCTGTGGGCTGAGCGCTACCCCACCTTCCCCATCGACAAGGTGATCCTTGTCCGAATCGGCAAGAAGAAACCAAAGGATGTCGAGACCGATGCTCGGCTAGCCAGTTCCTTAACTAGGTACTGGGACGTATTCCTAAAACTGCTCGCACTCGGACGAGAACTGGAGGCACACAAGAATGAACGCACCAAGTAATGCATGGCAATGCATCCTCAACCTAAACACTAAAGCAACCAACCCAAAGGCACCTTCCCATCGTGGATGGTTCTCCACGGATGGTGGCGCAACCAAGACCAAGATCGTGGGATGGCAGAGGGATGGCAAGTTTGGCCCATTCATCTCCCTAAAGGTGGATGATCGTCCTGCTAACCCCGAAGAAGCATCAGCGTTTTGAGCAAGCTGAGCGACAAATGGTACAGCCTATGGAAGGAATGCGGTGGCCCGAATCTCCAAGTGGAGGTTCGGGTCACTCCCGAAAGAAAATGGCGATTCGACTTCGCCATCTTCAAGGAGGATGGCTCTCCATGGATGGCCTTCGAAATAGACGGAGGCGAATTCATTTTTGGGAGGCATGCCAGAAGGCTGGGGCCAGATGCAGAGAAGGCCAACGCAGCTCAGTTGCTGGGTTGGAAGCTGTATCGGTTTCCCACGTCATTGGTTAACGAAGGTTATGTGCGACACATACTGGGCAGAATCTCGTTTAACCCACGACAAGGGAATCCAGTCCAGCCTATCGGGACACCCGAAAGCGGATTACTACACCAGAGAGATGGCCAAGCAGGACAAGGCCAAGCTGGAAAAGTTTCTCCGCAAAAAGGGAGTTCCGTCACTGGATCACAGCACATTCATAATCGGCAAGGGAAAAGTTCTCAAGCCAAGAAAGAAAGGAAAAGAAAAACGTGACAGTACCAAGTCATAAAGACGTAGCCACACTAGCCTACAACATTATCCATCGAATCATGGATGATGGAGTGGCAAGCCATGGGAAGGATGTTTGGTTTAAGAATGAGTCTATGACTCGTCAAACTCTACTTGCTTCCCGCCACCTACTCACCTACCAGCTTCAAGCTCTAGGCGAGAAGACTGCTGACGGAGATGATCACCTTGCCAATGCGCTCGTGCGTGTGGCTATGGCGCTCGCCAAGAGAGATGAGTGCGGAACGAGGTGTGAATGATGGGCGAACTACTATCCTACGCAGTATTCGTTGGGATAGTTGCGGGAATAGCTAGCTCAGCAATCTTCATCATGTCTCTTGCCGTAGGCTCATTGTTTTGGGCGGTCAAAAGATTCAAGGAGATGATGTATTGAGCTTGTCTGTAAAGAAGGTGGGCTGGGTACTGGACATCCTTAAGGCATGCAAGGATGAGTCAGCTTTGTTGGACAAAAAGAATGAGTCCACGAAGAGTCTTCACACGAGGATATGCTCAGCCCACCACATTCTTAACGATATTTTAGAAGCGGAATATAAGAGGAGGGAGAGTTCTAAATGATTGATTCCAATATCATCCCTATTGAGGATGACCTTTTGGCTTGTATCTACAATGGAGATACAGAGGAGCGGGACATTGTTCTCGAGTCAGCTAGGCCAGACTGGTTTATAACAAACTCTGGAAGGCTACTGTATGGATTAGCAACGGCAGAGCTGGAGAATGGCAGACTACCAAGCTGGTCTTCGGTTCTTACGAATGCCGATCCCGAGCTTAGGTCTAGGGTGGCAACCCTATCTGGGAAGATGTCGCTCTCGAAGATAAGCATTAGGTCGGTGGTTAAGTCGGCAAGCGAGCGTTGCCAGAGGGTGCAGATCGCCTCTGCGTGTGAGCAAGCCGAGCAAGAGCTTGGCTCTGGAGAAACCCCGCTTGATGTGGCTGTGAGGCTTGAGACAAAGCTTCGAGACCTCAGCTCAGATGGGAACGAGGAGATACAAACTATCGGAAGCGCAGCACAGAAGCTCCTAGAGGACAGTGAGAGAGCGAGCAAGCGCAAGGCAATGTTCAGCGGGATAAGTTCTGGGATTCATGGGCTCGACAACTTGACTGGTGGGTGGAGAGGTGGACAGATGGTTGTGATCGCAGCACGTACTGGTGAGGGCAAGACTTCCCTCGCAACCCAGCTTCTTCTGCACGCTTCCCGCTACAAGTGGGATGATGCTCGTGAGGACTGGGCTTCCAAGGGATTCCCAGTTTGCCTTGTAGAACTTGAGATGACGGCACAAGAAGTAGCTCAGAGAGCCGTGGCCCACCTTGGTGGCCCCCCGCTTTGGAAGCTTCGTGATGCTGGCAAGCTTACGGACAAGGACTTGGCCGATGGGAAGCAAGCCCTCTCAACCTTACATAATCTCCCCTTCTTTGTTGATGCCCCTCCCCGCATGAAGCTTGGAGCTTTGCGAGCGAAGGCACGTAGCTGGAAGCGGAGGCATGGGATGGAGGTGCTATGCGTAGACTTGATAGGTAAAGTTGGTGGAGAGAGTAAGGAAAGAGATAGGTGGCGTGAGGTGGCCACAGTTTCCCATGGCCTCAAAGCCTTAGCCAAAGAGCTGAACTGTGTGGTGTTTGCTATCGCTCAGTTGAACCGAGACGCAGCAGGAGGTGATGACGCTGGAGTGCATCAGATCAGAGAGTCTGGAGACATAGAGCAAGATGCAGATGTGGTAATGCTGCTCACCACAAACCCTAAAGACCCAACAGTGAAGACGCTTCGGATAGCCAAGAACAGATCGGGGCTCACTGGTAGAATTGCGATGCGATTCAACGGCGATACCCAAACATTCAAAGAGATAATCCCCGAGGCAAAATGAAGAGGGGCAAGATGCTTGGAGAGCTGGCAGAGCAGATGTTTGCTGTGGAGGTACTTAAGCGTGGTGGTATCCCATGCAAGCCAATAGGAGATTCGTGCCGTTTTGACTGGGTTGTCGTGACCAAGCTGGGGGTGTTTAAAGTCCAAGTAAAAAGCAGTTGGATTACAGTGATGGGTGATCTTGGGTATCGGAACCCCAATCGTTGCAGAATAATTTCCTCCGCTGGTAATTCAAAGAAGCTGACGTACCGATCCTCCGATGTGGACGTGATGGCCATGTGGCTTGACCCATTCAAGAGCTGGGTGATTAGGCCAATATCTTTTGTGAGGGGGAGGATTAGCGTATGCATTCGAAAATCTGATCTGGGTGATGCTGGCTGGAGCTTATTGGGACTGGCCTAAATGCGTAACTGGCTTACATTGTCACTCTTATGAGCGGAAAGAACGGCACGTTCAAGCCCCACGATCACGATGAGGGAGAGCCTCTCATCAAGATGGATGGCTTTGATGACTGCATCATTGGGGTGGCAAGGCAGTGGGGCAGACCAGCCTTCATTGTTTACGACAGCAATAAGGTGATCGAGAAGCTGGAGAAGCAGTGCAAAAAAGACGGATCAGCTGACCCCCACTTGGATGCCGTTGAGTGGTTCGAGTTTAATATGGTTTGTTCGTGGATGGGCGAAGGCACTCCTGCTTTCACTGAAGATCGGGACATGTATGGGGTATGAGACAACCTCATCAATCGAAGCCGAAGAAAGGCTCGCCAGCTTGTGGTCGCAAGAATTCAAAATGCGCTGCGAGCAAACTCCTTTGTATTGGCCATTCGATTTCCTCGCAAAGTTTGGCGGGAGAACATACGCAGTCGAATGCAGACAACGCAACAACCCTAGCAACAAGTATCCAACCCTCGCTTACAGTGCTCGTAAGTGGGACAGCCTTGTCTTCACCAAACGACACTTGGCTTCAAAGGTATTCCTTGTGGCTGGATGGACAGATTGTTGGGGATGGGTGGAAGTCGGCGACCAAACCTACAAGGTAGCCTTCGGTGGACGATCACTCTCCACGATGCGTAGCGAGAACGACAGAGAGTGGATGCTCGATATACCTATCAAAGATTTCACGATGCGGAAGTTTGATGCCTCTCATCCTTATCAAGTCTCTCAACCTATCCCTGCCTCTCAACCTTATGGAGTCTCTCAACCTTATGCAGAGGCCAAAGCTATTGCGGTGAAAGCTGTTAAGAACACGTGGACAAAAACCAACCCTACCGCTCAAGCGGTGGTCACGTTTTGTTCTGACAAATAGGAGGAACAAATGAGTACAAAAGGAATCGCATTAAATACAATGAAGGTGCGGAAGAACAAGTGCCCCATCCCCAGAGCTGAGCAGTGGGACTGGATCAGATCGTTTATCCAGAGGGGCGTTAGGAACACTAACCTACACAACCTTACGAGGTATGATCTTCGTGAAGCGAAGATCGCCCTACAGGGATTGGATGCCTTCATCAAATCCAACTTTGGAAACCGCTGGGATAGCGACCTAGCTGGTGAAGTGAAATGATCCAGAAGCCACTCGCTGGGGTGTGCATCCCCGAGGTTCTCTCTCGTGCTGAGTGTGAGCACATAAAAAGGGAGAGCCTCAATAGAATGACTAGAGCCACCACTCTTGTCCAAGGCAGTGCAAAAGTTACGAGGGACAGAACTTGTGATTACGGATGGCTCGATGAGCCAGACGGAACGTGGCAGTGGTTAAAGGACAGACTCATCAGCACGATGGCAAAGGCCAACGTCCACACCCAGTGCAAGATCGGCGGGATGCAAACGCTACAAGTGCTGAGGTACAAGCCACTCCAAAAGTTTGCAGAACATTTCGATACGTACTCTGGGAGCAATCGGAAAGCAACGATGGTGGTTCAACTCTCATCCCCTCGTGAGTACTGGGGTGGAGGATTGTGGCTGGACGGAAGAGACCACGTAGACATGGACAAGATGCACGAGCAGGGATCGGCAGTCTTCTTCCCCTCGTACCTCAAGCATAAAGCCAACGCCCCATTCTTCGGGCATAGGTGGTCTCTCGTGTGCTGGTTCACTGGCGAGCCGTGGCAATGAGAATCATTCTCGTCCTTCCCCTGCTCTCCCTCGCCTCGTGCTCCACCATGCACGATCCAGACTGGGCGAACTGGCGGGAAGAGCCGACCAAGTATCCAGACACGCCAACCAACGGAGCGTGGGAAAAGGGGAACTGGTGAGCCTCCTCTCTGTACAAAGTCCACTTTCGTGGCAGCGACAGCAGGAGAGCTGACCCGATGAGCGAGGAAGACGATCTCAAAAAGCTTGGTCTCTCAGACCCAGAGGAACTCATGGCTTGCCTTAAGTATCTAATCGATGAGGGATTCATCACGCTTTACTACGATGCTGACGGCGATCCGTGCGTGAGACTGAGCGAAGTGGCTTTAAGGATGGATGAAGATGAACTCGAGCCCCCCCAAGTTTGGTAGGTGGAAGACAGCCCCATTCGGGGCGAAGAAGCCAAAAAAAAAGGGACGCAAGTTGCAGTCCTTGCGTCCCTCTTCTACCACCAACTAGGCATCAATCTCTCCCACGATCAATCTTAGGTACGTGAGGATTCACCCAGTCGTTCTGGATAAATCCCCTCCACTCGCCATTCCTATCCCATAGGGACGAGTAGCTTCCGTTATCCGTAGAGTGTCCTATCCACTCTCCGTTTGTTCCCCACACTCCGTCATCGCCTCGTGCCTTTGCACACCCACCAGCGATGGCGAACCAGCTTGCGATAAATATGAATGCAAGCTTGCCCAACACTATTGAGGCTTCCTTAGTATTCATACGCCTGCCTCCTTATTAGCTTCAGAGATGAGGCTGGCAATCTTTCTGGCCAACGCCCTTCCCTTTTCATCACGTATGTCGATGTGTGCCTCAATGTCTAGGGTCGCACCATAATTCCATCCACTCTTGCTTTTTGGCTCCCACCTAGGCTGAAACACCAGCTCCAAGCTTCCGTAGTCTCCGACCTTATAGTCGGTACGTGTGCACCTCTGCTCGTTATCGCAGAGAGCATCAGCTCTCTCTGGATGGATGAGAGATTCTGTTTTATCAAACTCTGCTGGAGTTAGTGGCGTTCCGAACCAAGCCAGAACTTTCTCCCTTAGTCTCGGGAGTGCACGAGCACGCCTAAAGATAAAACCAGCACCGCCAGTATCCTTGGTCTGGCGATGAGCCTTGTAATCCTTGAGGACGTAGCTGTCATCGGTCAAGAATGTGCCCGACTGCTTCGCCAGCATCTCATACCACTTGCAAGTTAGGTAGTGGTTAAACTCTGCCATCACCACTGGCAGAAGATAACGATGGGCTGTATCACCCTCTTCAACGTACCACTTGGTGTGTACGATCTCGTTCCACTTGGAGAGGATCGTGATCGCCAGAATGGTTCTGCGATCTTTTTCCCCCCTGCCACCCAACCTTTCCAAGTCGAACTTAGTGAACACATGAGACGGAGCCTTAGCTCTGAGGAGCTTGGAGTACTTTGCCAAGTCCTCCTCGTGCTCCTTAGCCCACACCGCATTGTGTTCATTGACGTGCTGTTTAACCAGCTCATGCATTGTATGCACATGCTTCGCAGTGCGAAGCTGTGCTCCCGCATCGCTCAAGTCAAAGGCCACGCCACTGGCTCTGACTCGGCGGTACGCCCTCTCACCCAAGATGGACTTGATGTGAGCGGGGTTCGTTAGTGATCTGAACTTAATCATTTTGCCTCCTCATTTTTTGTATAGTCTGAATTTGTATGTGTCCTTAACTTTCCATCCGATAGGCGTGAACACACCAAAGGCATCGCTGTCTTCGTGTGTACTCACTTCTATCAAGCCACCATCGAGCCCCTCGAGTGATGACCACTCGTGCGTCTCGCATAGGTGACGGATGTCTTCGATTGTGTATTGGTTACTCATTTGTTCTTTCCTCCCTTGGGGCTTGCTTTGCGAGCAAGTCTTTTGAGAATCTCAATTTTCCCAATCTGATACTGAGCATATCCCAACTCGTCCTCTATATTGTAACCGCAACTATCTCGAACAAAGGATTTGGGCTTGCTAATTCCTAATGCCTTTAGCGTTTTGTACGCTTTCTTTAATTCTGATTCTGCGTGTTTGAGCTCTGCCTTGATGTTCATTTTTGTTTTCCTTTCGTGTTATTGTTACGCACCTCGCCGCCGATTGATTGCAGTGCACCACGCACGCACCAACCCAGCACGAGGAACAAGAAGCTGAACGATGCGATGGTGTGGATGGTGTAGAGTGTGTCGCTCATCGCTTCGCCCTCCTCACCGCATCCCTCACACGGCAGTAATCTTGGATGTGCGACTGAAGCACCTCCCAGTTAATGCCGATGTTTGCATCGTGACACACCCTCACCCGAGCGAGGATCGCACGACAATCTTCATCACTTAGCTTTAGTTTTTTTAGCGATGGGCTCTGGTCACGAGCCTCACGCACGTCTTCGATCCACCACTTAACTTCTATCCAATCGTTTAGTTTAATGCTCATTTGAATGCCTCCTTTAGTTTTATTAAAGCCACGTCTCTCAGCCATCCGAGGCGTGTGCATATGTTGGTTTTCTTCAGCTTGTAGGTGACAACCCCCGCACGAATGCGGAGGTTGCCCACCTTTATCGACTGCCTTGGCAGTGCCTCTGCCAGCACCTTTGTCATGTGAGTAGCCCCGCCACTAGCTGGGCGTGGAACTTTTTCACACGAGTCACTGGAGTTTTCCCAGTGAAGATGAGTGCCCTCGGCTCGAGGATGATCTCCTTCTCATTTGGCAATGACGGATTCAGCTTTGGCCTTAGAGCCGTAGCCTTAATCATCACCCGCTCAAATGGGATGTGCTGAGGATTTGGGTGACGCTTGCGGTTCTTATCCATGATGGTTTTGAACTGCAAGTAGATGTGCCTGCCATCTGCATCGCCCCAGCGGAGCAAGAACTCGCCCCTCTGCTCAGTCATCATGGCCGACTCACTTGGACGCAATGACTCCCATGCCGATACATAACCCAGCTCACTAGTGAGTAGCTTGAGTGTACGCTTGGCGATCTTGAGTGCCTTGCGTTTGCGAGTGAATCTTTCCTTCGGATCAATCGGTACTGCTTTCATCATGTGCCTTTCCGAGGGGAGCTAGGACATGTGCTGTCCTAGCCCCCTCTGTTGGTTTATTTTGCGTAGTCGGTGTAGATCACGTCTCCGAATGGAGGCTTGATCGATTCGTTGGCGGGAGTGATCACCCAGATCACATCGCACTTGTCTGGAGGTGTGCCCCAGCTGTTCGTGTAGCCGTCAGTGATGAACACTGCCAAGCCCACGTCACCAGCCTCCTCGGATTCGAGATGCTCGAATGCCCCCGAGAAGTCAGTGCCTCCACCGCCCTTTATGTCGGGCAACGGATCACCGCTGGAGTACTCCTTCCAGCCGTGGAACTTGGTATCCACACCACCCACAACCACTGGGAGTCGAGTGATGTCAGATGCCTCAGCCACTTCTTCCATGGCCGTAGCAAGATCGTCCTCGTTGACTGACCCAGAGGTGTCGATGAACACCGCCACCTTGGGAGGAGAGTCACTCCTCAGCGATGGGAGGAACACGTCACCGCTCGACCTACGATTAGGACGGCGGTACGAGTAGTCATCCCGAGCCAAGCTCACCAGCTTGGAGCGGAGCAGATCAGTCCAAGGAATCTTGGTCTGACGTGCCAGCCCGAGGAGGCGAGCGACTTCAGCTGGGAGCGAGCCAGCCATCCGAGCCACTGACTCAGCGGAGGAGATGTTCTGGGCAAGCTCCTTCTCGAGGTCACGTTTCTGCTCGGGGCTGAGCGAAGAGCCGTCATCGTTCTTCGGTTCTTCCACCTCGCCCCATCCCTCTGGAGCATCGGAGGGGATGCCATCATCGCCCTCCTCACTGCCATCATTCCCACCGCCGTCACCGCCACCATCCTGCTCATCGTTCTGTTGCTTGTCCTCGTCCTTGTCATCCGACTTGTCATCCTGCTCCTCGTCTTGAGAGAGCTGTGCATAGACAGCCTCGCTCGACTGGTTGCCCAGAGTGGGATCGACCAGACCCCCCTCGGGAATCTCGAACCCAGCTTCGGTGAGCAGATGGTTGACAGCGTAGTCAGTGGCCTTATTCCACGTGCGGTGGTCACGCCCCTCCTTGCGGAGATGATGAGCCAGTGCCACGTGTGCCACCTCGTGAGCGATCAAGCCCACGAGCTGAGTGACTGAAAGCTTCGAGAGGAATTCCACCCCATACCGAATCCGCTTTCCGTCAGTGCACGCTGACTTGGTTTTTGTGTCCACCTCGTGGGTGAGACTCGCCGAGATTGATCCCCAGAACTTGTGATCCAGAGCCAGCCTCACCCTCGCTTGGCTCAGCTTTTTCTCAGCGTCAGCAATCGTGAATTCTTTTTCTGTCTTGGTTGCCATGGTTGCCTTTCTGAGGGACGTGCGAATGCACGCCCCTCGTGTGGTTGGTTGTTATTCTTACGCACCGAGAACACGCTTGGCCTCTTTAAGAGACCACGTGACGAAGTCATTCGAGGAGCTGATCTCAGCACCGCCCTTGGCGATGATTCCTCGGATGATGAACGCTTCGATCTCGGGCTTGTTTGCCTTGCCGTTTTCACAGCCGATCCGCTTTGCAAACTTGGCAATCGGAGCGAAGGTGGATGCCGTTGCCCTGCTAATCAGAGCACCAGCCAACGCCCATACGTGCTCGTACTTCTCGGGGATCGGCGTGCCCTTCGGATCGAGGAGCACCTTGTCGGGAAGACCCGCCAAAGTTTTATAGATGCCCACGAATCCGCTGAGGAACAGCCCAGCCTCGTCACCCAACGTGCCAGCGAGGAGCGGGAGATCGGTGATGCCGTCTTGCACCAGCCGACCAGCATGCTCCCAGCTACGAGGGCAATGGAACTTAGTGATCCCTTGCGGGACTTGCTCCACTGCGAACAGCTCGGGACGAAACCGAACTGCACTCACCACTTCAGCGGGGAGATTGCCTTCACCCAGAGCCCACTCGCTCCACGAATCTAGGTCGGGCTCGACCTCGAGGATCGTGGAGAAGCGACCAGTGAGAGGGGCGATGATGCCGTTCACACCAGCACGATGCGTCTTGTCGTTGGTCGCACCGATGAATCGGATGTGCTCGCTCACCCGCCCAGCCTCAGTCACCCCACCATGGATGAGGTGAAGCAGTGCACACTGGACGCTCGTGGGGGCACACCCCAGATCGTCAAGGAACACAAGCTTGGGACGCTTGGCGGTGGTGAGAATCTCAGTGAGTCGGAGCGGTAGGAACACTGCCTTGCCGTTCACGTTCACTGGGAGACCACGCAAGTCCTCGGGGGATGCGGTGGAAATGTTTTCCACCAGCACCTCGGGATCGCCGTCAATCGTGGGAGCGATCTTCTTCCATGCGGAGAGGACGCTCGCCGTCTTGCCTACCCCCACACTCCCCACGAGGAGGAGCTTGGAGAAGTTGCTTTTGAATGCACTGGCAAGAGTGCCAGCGAGTTGACCGACTTTGATGCTGTTGAGTTTTGATTTCATGTTGGTTGGTATTCCTTTTTGGTTGGTTGGTTTACTGATTGGCCGAGCGGAAGGCATTGGCCAACTGCTCGAACTGACTGACTGCTTTCGTGGCAGTGACTGCCACTAATTCTCTGACTGCTGGCTGATCTCTGAGCTCGTCCTCTTTCCCCTCGGCGAGGTACTTCTCGAGCCCATCACGAGCCGAGGCCACTGCCTTAGTGATCTCGGGATTCCCGCCCACGTTGAGAGCGTCTGCATCTGCCAGAGCTCGCCGTGCTTGGGTGATCGTGGAGTCACGAAAAACTTTCTCGTGATCCTTCAGCGTGTCACCGAGACGAGCCAGCGACTCAGCGAGCCGAGTCACCAGTGCCTCGTGTGCCCCATTCACTCGAGTGGCGAGTGCCCTCTCGGCATTCGCTCGGAGGATCGGGTCTTCCAGATCATCCAACCGAGGGATGGGCGAGATGTCCAAGCTCACGCTGAACTGATTGCGGAACGCTTCAGCCGTGACTGGATAGTCAGCGGGTTTGAACGTGCCGTTGAGCCTCGAGCGTGCGTCATCGACCAGCTCGCTGAACCGCTTTGCGAGTGCGTCTGCGAGCTTGTCACGCTTCGCCACCAGCAAGCGGAACTTCTCGAGGAAGATCGGCAAGAGCTGGGAGGTGATGATGTTCTCAGAGCCTTTGCGGTAGGGTAACGAGGACTGGGAGAACAGCTCCCGAATCTCGTAGTCAACGGCAAGAATCTCCTTGAAGAACTTCTTGTCGTACAAGTTTTTCACCCACCGCCCAGCGTTGAGTGTCTTGTGATCTTTCTCCACTGATGCCGTCACCTTGAGGTCTGTCCTCGCAGTGACCGCTGAGTGGATGGTGAGGTCAGCGAGTACCGCCGACTTGTTGAGTGTGTTATTCATGTTATGTGCCTCCTATTTGGTTGGTTGTTTTCTGCTCGGGTAAGATTGCGATTCCTAACGTGTGCCATGACCGATCTCCACTCGAGTGAATTGGATTGCTCCAGTATCTCACGGCTCAATATCAAGCTGTTTGATGAGAGGGTCGGAGTTGCCTCTCGCTTGTTTCACGTTTAGTCCCCCATCTCCAGCCACCGCACTTGGTGACACTGGGGGCACAATGTAACGCTAGGAATCACTGCTCCTCCCCTTGCATTTACATGATGCAAGAGGGGGAGAGTGTGATGCCTACTGCTTTCACAATTTGAGAGGGGAAGACTCTCGAGTGTCGCTCAGTCACCATGATCACTTGGATCACCGCACTGAGTGCCATGTCTGTTTGGCGGGGAGAGGTGGCTTGATCGACCCCCGAAGGGATCGAAGTTGGATCGTGGAGAATTTGAGACTTCGAAGGTTGCTGGTCAGAGGATCGTAATAGATACCCTACCGATTCGCTTCGAGATTCCCCGAGAGCTGGGCTCACTATTGTGAGTGGCTCTGGATCATAAGAGCGTGGGTGAATATATCGACCCACTTACTACCCGCCGTTCTGGCGTATTCCCGATAATTTGGCTCGAGCCCATTGGGGCATCTGCTTGGGGCTGGATGCGTGCCATGGCGTTACACGAGCGGGTGCGAAAGAACTTCGACCACATTGCATGAGAGTGCGTAACTAGGTCAACAATTATTTTTTTATTATGACACAAGAATAGTATGTGCCCCTTGAGTAATGTACGGCGTTTTCCGAGGGGAGAATGCGTAGGATCGGCGTGGCGGTGCGTTGGAATGCGTACCAAGTAGACCACCCGAGAAAGGGGGGTGAAATCGATTCTAGGGGTATTCTCGCTCCAAATTTAACGTACTAGATATTACGTGGTTTAAGATAGGACATGCAATGTCCGAGGGTGAAATTAGTTCACACATGTGAAGTAATCACAATAGTAGGCCGAGAAGAGCGGTGAGAGAGTGGCCAAGGTGGGCACGAAAAGTTTTTGAGAGTGGGTGCGATTGCCAGAACCAACTGCATCACCTTCCCCAGTATCTTTTTGATGCACCAAGGCAATGCCCTATGCATTTACGACCACGAAAACACGTGTCAAGCATAAACGTAGGACACGCCATGTCCTATGCGATTCCTCGAGGAGAATCTTGACCGATTCGGGAGCGGGATTACATGCGTGATCACCAACCCATATGCCGAAGAAGACTGCTCAGAATGTGGAAGCCCCCGAGGAGAATCGGATCGCACTGGTGGCGAAAGAATGTGAGGGGGCGAGGCTGGCATGCGGTACACGAGCGAAACCCACTCCACAGCTCGCTGAGAGTTTCGCCAAGCTCATGGAGCTGGGAATGCCGATGAGCCATGCGTGCTCACTGCTCCGAGTGAGTGAGACCAGCGTGCAGAAGTGGAGGACGTTATTCCCCGAGTGGCAAGAGGCGATAGATCGAGGGCGTGCGTTATTCGTGCAGGAGCACCTTAGTGGCATCAATGAAGTCGCAAAAAAAACGTGGCAGGCTCGAGCGTGGCTACTCGAGCGGTGTCAACCGAAGTACTTCTCGAGAGCACAAGAGATAGCCATAGGACATACCATGTCCCAAGCCCTCGGTGCCGAAGTTCTCTCTCGTCTTGCTGACGAAGAACCAGACAAAGTTATCACTCTTCCCTCTCAGCAGAATAGTATTGGGGAAACTATTTCGATTGAAAATTCTGGAGAGGTCAGTGAACGATCCATCCTTCTCTCAAAAGATTCCGCAGATCACCAGAATGCAGAAATTTCAGAATCGGATCATTTAGCCCCCCCCACCACCCCCCCTCCCCCCGCCACCACTACAGTATCCCCCCCTTCGAAAAAAATTTCATATAAAAAGAAGCCCCCTACCTCTACAGAGAGCCAGCCCTAGAATACCATGGCTGTACAGAAGCGAGCCGTAAGCACTGGGCCAGCCCCCGCAATCGACTACAGTCTTTTCCGCAAGAGCCCCTCTGCATTCTCAGAGCACTTCCTCAAGCTTCAACAGTACGATTGGCAAAAGAAGGTGCTAGATGACTTGGCATCTTTTAACCGAGTCGCATTAAAGGCTGCAAACGGCTCTGGGAAGACCAGTATGGTGGCTGCGCCGTTAGTTGTATGGTGGTGCGCTAGATTTCCAAGAAGCCAAGTAGTCACCACCGCAGGAGTTTTTCGCCAAGTCCGTGATCAATTATGGCAGCAAATTCACCAATGGGGTGGAGTGCTAAATGGGTGGGCTATTAACGCTTCTGACTTAGCAGCCCCCAACGGATCGAAGGCTATTGGCTTTAGCACAGACGAACCCACTCGATTCGAGGGGTGGCACAATGACCGACTGCTTATGATATTTGACGAAGCTAAATCTATCCCAGATGGGATATGGCACGCAGCAGAGCGTTGCCAGCCAACATCTTGGCTGGCCATGAGTAGCACTGGGAACATCGACACAAGATTCGCAAAGTGTTTCTTAAACCCTACTAGCAAGTGGCTTAAACACAGCGTGACGGCTTACGACTGCAAGCATCTCGTAGATCGTGGCTCTTACATCCAAGACCAGATCGATGAATATGGAGCAGATCACCCTCTAGTACGCAGTATGATCTTTTCCGAGTTCTTGGCTGGGGATGAGGGTGACACTGTTCTTAATATGAGCAAGTTACGTGACCTAAAAGACAAGCCCCCATCACTACTTAAAGACACTCCCCTCGCCTTTATCGACTGGGGAGGTGGCGGTGACGAAACAGTGATTGCGGTGCGTAATGGCAACAAGGTACTGCCTTTGATTGCTTGGGTGGCTAAGGACACCATGAGCACTGTAGGCAGAGCTATGACTGAGCTTACCAAGCTTGGAGTACCTAAAGACGGAGTATGGGCAGACGATGGCGGGTTAGGCAGACCGATGAATGATCGAATGGCCGAAAAAGGATGGAGCGTACATAGGTTTAACTTCGGGGCGAAAGCACGCAATCCAGCCTATATGCACAGAGGGGCTGAGGTTTGGTGGGAGCTCGCAAGATTGGTTGAGAAGAAGCAAGTCATCCTACCAGACGATGAGCTGCTTAACACACAGCTAGTCACAAGAAGGGTGCGGGTGAATTCCTCTGGGAAGCTTGGTTTAGAGCCGAAAGACGAAATGCGGAAACGTGGAGCGTCCAGTCCAGATCGAGCTGATGCAGTAGCTGGAGTGTGTGGGGCCGTTCCCATTGGAGGGGTGTTGACGGAATTTGAAACAGACAGTACATCCGTGCGTAACAATGAGTACTTCCCACATCAAGAGGTGGAACGTGAGTTCTACGCTGACTGTGGAATCTTTGCAGGAGGTGAATAAATGAATAACTGGAAAACTACTGTGGCTGGAATTTTATCAATCGTGGTGGCTCTCGCTAACGCTGGGCTCACCTTCTTGAAAACTGGATCGGTTCCAGAGATCGGCACGCTCATCGCTGCCATCACTGCTGGCGTGGGACTGATCCTCGCCAAAGACGCTGTCAAATAAGTGATCAGCGCAATCATTGGCATACTCAGTGCGATACTCAGCATCCTTGAAAAACTCATCCCAACTCGTTCCGAAAAGAGCGTGAGGGATATTGTAAGTGAAGCTGAAAAGAATCGTTCTGCTGTTAGCTGGTGGATTGCTAATGGCGGGTTGCGCCACGACTCAGACGAGAGTGGTGACAAGCCGAAACGCTGAAAGGTTAATGGATAGACCAGATGCAGAGAGCGCAAGGAAAGCTGCACCCATGTGGTGCAAAGACGCACTCAACACAATCATAGACCTAGAAACTCAAATCAAACTGAATAATACAAAATGAAAGAACGTAACGAACTTTTCACTGCACTCATCGGAGACATCCAAGCTCGCACTGGTTGGGAAGAACGGCAGAGGCTGTGGTACGAGATGCGTCATGGTGGCCTTCGGCGTAAACGCCGTTTGCCTTGGCAGGCCGATCTGCATTATCCCTTAAGTGATAGTATCGTCTCGAAGTTAAAGCCTTTTTATTATCAGCAGATTTACGGAAATGAGCTGATCGCAACCTTTGCGGAATCTAGCCCATACGCCGATGAGAAGCTCTCTCGTGCGGTGAGCATCTGGTTTGATTACCACTTAAAGCAGAAGAGCAATATCGAGCTAGAGATTCTCACTTGCATCGATCACCTTCTCACGAGCGGTCTTGGTTTCTTGAAGACCAGCTTTGATGCGGAGACTGGCTCTGTTCGCTTTGATGCGGTTGATCCAATCCACGTAATCCTACCTTACTACACTGATGACATGCGGAACGTGGAGCGTGTGGCTCACGTGATGCACATGAGCCATGATGCCTACAAAGGCAACTCGCTATACAACCAAGAGATTCTAAGCCAGATCGTTGGCCGTCAAGCTGACGGAGCCAAGCTCACTACTTACGAGGACGTGAAACTTCGGCGTGAAGGAATCACTGTGGGCGTGGATAAAGATCAAGTTGTGGTGTGGGAAGTTTACGAGCGTGACCCCAAGAAGGGTGTTATCTACGTACATACATTCTCACCAGTTGCCCCAGAGCTGGACGTGCGACCCACGTTTGAGCTCCCCTTCTCACACGGACAAGTTCCCTTTGTTCCGTTTGTTATGGAAGTGAAGGACAAGGGCGTTTATTCGAGCCGTGGTATTTGCGAGGTGGTGGCTCCTTTCGAGAGCTACCTCTGCAAGCTGATGAATGAAAAGGCAGATGCCATCACTTTATACAATCGTCCAATGTTCCGCAGTGAGCAGGACATTCCTAACTCAAACAATTTCCGATTCGGGCCAGCCACAGTTCTCCCAGTCGGGGTGGCCCCAGTACCAATGCCTCAGCCTCCGATCAGTTTTGATCAAGAGATGATAAACCAGCGAATGATCGCCGAGTATCTGGTGGCCATGCCCGACTTTGGAATGGGACAACAACAGAGCTCAAAGAATGCTCGTACCGCCACAGAGATTTCCCAGATCGGCGCACTCATGGGACAAAGCACAGACCTTCGTGCTCGGGTGTTTAGGCTTTCGCTGGGACAAGTTTATCGGCAGGCGTGGTCAATCCTTTGCCAGTTTGCCAAGAATGACTTGGTGTTCATGTTTAATGGCAAGTTCGGGATTCTCCCAGAGAAGGCTCTGGAGGCCGAGTATTCCGTGATGCCCAGTGGAAGTGCTGACGGAGTTAACAAGGCCGTTCAATTCCAGAAGGCAGTGGCGAGGATGCAGATGTTCGCCAACAATCCCACAGTTGACCAAGTTGGACTCATCCGTTCCGTTCTTGAGCAGGATGATCCCTCTCTTGCAAACAAGCTTATCGTGGACAATGGAGCCAAGGCTCTCACCGAAGGTGAAGAGCAGGCCATGGAGAATCTTGTTATGGAGAGCGGAGTGCCAGCATCAGTGGACGGAAATGATGACCACATGGTGCATATCCAGACTCTGGTTGGCAGAGTGCAGCAAGTGCAGGCTTCTGGCGGTGGCAACCCGCAGGCTCAACAGCTTTACGCCCAGCACCTAGAACAGCACTTGCAGGCTCTTGGGCAGAGAGACAAGAACGCAGAAAGAGCTATTAGGAAACAGCTTGCACAGATGAGCCAAGCCATGGCTCAGCAACAGGCTCAACAACAAGGACAACAGCCTGCTCCCCAGCAGGCGTAACAAATATGCGTAAGATCAAAAATATGTTGCAGTCACTCAAGCTCGCATTACATCTGCTGCGATATGTTAAGAGCGGAGGCAAACCAACTTGGGAAGATGCAGACGCAACAGAGTACTCAAGATTCATGGACAGCTACGCAGGAAAAAAGCTCTGGGTCTTGCTCAACCAAATGCTCGAACATCGTGCCGTTCACGCTTGTAGCGGAGGGGGTGGTTCTTTCGCCTCTGGCAAAGTCGCAGGATTCAGAGAAGCAATAGCTGCTTTAGAATTTATGCGTATGTCGAATCCGAATGAAGAATTTTCCTCGGGAGATGAGAGTGGGGTCGCCTCGTCTCTAATTGAAAGGTATAGACCCTAAACTTCGGGAGGGATAACCCGCAAACCCTATGGAACAAGGCACCGAGAATACGACACCAGTGGACGCTGGGGTCACACAAGAATCTGGGGAGATCACGGAAGCTCAGCTTCGTGAGATGCTCGCCGAGATGGACGGAATTAAAACTCCGAAAGTCGAGGAAGCAGCTCAAGAGGCCAAGCCCGAAGAGCCCAAGGCGCAAACCCAAATCGCCGATGGGGATTCGAGTGCAGCCGATAAGTCCGAGCAAAATAAAGAAAAAGCAACCACCCCTACACCAGACGTGCAGGACAAAGTGGAAGCAAAAGAAACGAAGGAACTCCCCAAGGACAAAGGGGGCGCATCAGAATCCGTAGACAAAACGGATTCCAAGTTTGCAAAAGACAATGCTCGCCTTTCCGAAAGCTGGAAAAAGCTTGAGGAAGAAAAGGCCGTTGTACGCAGGCAGGCTGAGGAGATTAGGATCGCTAAGGAGAAAGCCGAAGAAGCAGCCATTAAAGCTGCTGGTGGCAATTCTCAGTATAGCGCCGAAGAGCTCCGCAAGTTTGCCAAAGACTGGGATTACGAAGGCAAAGACGATCTAGCTAAAGAAGCAAGGCGTATGGCCGACCAAGTCGAGCGTGCCAATGAGATGAAGAAAGAGCGTGATGATCGCAAGATGAGGGAGATCAATGACATTCGCCAGAGCACAGCTCGGCAAGTGCTTGATCAAAATCCAGAGCTTAAAGATCAGAACAGCACTCTTTATAAAGCAGTGGCAGGCATTGCAAACTCGGAAGATCAGTCCATCCGTGATTTCATTAACAATCACCCCAATGGATTAATTTATGCAGCCCAGATCGCAAAGATGCAGATCGCTGCGGAATCTGCTGCGTCCCTCAAGTCAGAGGTGGAGAAACTTCAGAAAGAAAATGCCGATTTCAAGAAGCGCTTGAGCGTTGGCTCTTCTAGTCCATCCAAACCCTCACAAGGCAAAAAGTCTTTTGAGAAGATGGACGGAAAAGAGCAAGAGGATTTCCTCAACAAGCTCGTGCGTGACTATGACAACGGCGTACTAACAGGAGTATAAATTTTATGGCAGACATGAAAATGACAAATCCTGCTTCGCTCGGGAGCTACTTTCAGCCAGTTCTCAACAAGCAGTTGATTGACCGCATCTCAGAAACCCTCAAGCTTAACGAGCTCGCTCAGCAAGTTGACCTTCCGAAGAACCTCGGCGCAAAAAGCGTCAAGTTCTTCCAGTTCGATGTTGTTGCCGATGCATCGAAAGTTCAAACCCTAGCGGAAGGCGTAGCCCCCGCTGCTAACACCTATCGTGAACTCGGCCTAAACACTGTTTCGGTTGATTTGACGCAGTATGGTGAAATCCTCACAGTTTCCGATCTCCTCTCGGCGACCAGCTTGCTGGACGTTTTGAAAGAAGGAGTGAAGGTTCTTGGGCAGGATGCAGCCTTGAAAGCTGACAACATCAGTCGTGACACACTCGTCACTGGTACTGACATCCAAGGCAATGGCGCTGCGAAGCGTTATGCTGGTGGAAGCGGAACTGGTAATTCCAGCTTTGCGAACATCAAAGCAGCCACAGTTGCAAACTCATTCATCAGCTCGACTGATCTGCTCGATGCAGTGACTCAGCTGAAAGCCAACAAAGCCAATCCGTACAACGGAAAATTCACCGCTATCGTGCCTCCGCAAGTTAGCCGTGATATGTTCCGTGATACCGATTTCCTCAACAACATCTGGTATGGTGGGGAAAAGGGAGTCGGAAGCATTGTAAAAGGCGAAATCGGAACCTTCTACGGAGTCCGTATTGTGGAAGCAAGCAACCCCTTCATCGAAGATTCCGCAGCTGCTGCTGAAGGAACCTACGCTGCTGCTGGCAATATCTTCAGCACGTTGGTGCTGGGTGAGAATGCCTTTGGAGTTGTGAAGCTCGCTGGCGATTCGCCCATGTCACCCAAGGTGACTGTGCTGACTGCGCCCGATAAGAGCGACATTTTGAATCAGTCTATCAAGGCTGGTTACAAATGCTACTACGCTGCGAAGCTGTTGAACGGCAAGCGTGCGGTGGTGGTCAAGTCCAAGTCTCGTTTCGTTGCCTCCTAATAGCAATGGGTGGGGGATTAATCATCGTGGTTGGTGATGGATCGGGGGGAGGAGCTCGCAAGGGCTCTTCCCCCTCCCCTACTTCAAAAGGAAAAAAGAATATGGATAACATGCAAGCGATGGCTCAAGAGGAAACTCAAGAGACTCCGAAAGAAAACATGGCCGAAAAGTCATTCACGATTCCAATGTCGATGGTGCCCGAGGGTGCCGAGGTTGGAAGCATGCTGAGGCTTGAAGGCGAAATCAAAAGCGTTGATGGCGAAACCGCCACTCTTGGATGCGAGAAGTATGAACTGATCGCAAGCAAAGAGACCGAGCCCTCCGAAGAGGATGCTCGTACCTACGCAAAACAAATGGATGAGGAAATGGGGTACGCTGACTAAATGCCAATCTACACCTACCAAACTCCAAGTGGCCCAGTAGACGAGATTCGCAACGTGGAGGATCGGGACAAGGGGAAGTTTCCCCGCACTCTCACATCCATCTACGTACCAAGCGGAGCTCAAGACCCTAACTCAGCGGAAGCTGGGGCCAAGCGGTACTATCGGGAGACAGAGTTGAAAGGCGAGAAAGTAAGTAGTCACTACACCAAGAATCAAATCAAAAGTATTTGGGGGATATAATTTATGTCAAGTTTTGCAGATATTAATCAAGACACAGGACTATCAGTAGGACAGAACGGAGCTCATTACGTAACCGCTGGAGGATCAAGTGGAAAGTTTGGGGCAATCCAAGCAACTGAAGATGCGGTATTCTCTATTCTCGTTGCTTCTAACTGGACTGGTGACTCCACTGCTGGGCTTAAACTCCCAGCTGGCGCATCTATCTTTGGCGAATTCACTGCTTTCACTCTAACGAGTGGAAAAGTGCTTGCATACAATCGCTAGGTCTGGATTGAGTAAATGAAGCTCGGTCTTGGGCTATCATTGGCTAATCGGAGTGGGGCTGGAGGACTATCATCCCCCATCCCCCCCGCTGGATTGTCTTTATGGCTAAAGGCCGATGCTGGAATCACGAGATTATCTTACACTTACAAATCACGCATAACATTAAGCGGTGCGGATTCATCTATTAATGGAGTGTATGAGCCTAATGGCATACCCAGCAATGGGGCGACTAGCTACACAATGAATGGGCCGAATAACAATAAAATACTGGTAACCCCATCTAACTCAAGCAACCAGAGATATAGATTGTATAATACTGCTAATTTTACATATCCAAACCCTTGGTATTACGATTTTAATTCGTTTCACGGAAGCACTTGGTACGTAGTAGGCAAAAAACCTATTTCAGTTACAATCTCTGGATTAACTGGTGCATCTGCAACATCTTCATCTGGGAATGGAACATATAATGCGTTTCAATGGGAGGCAGAAAATGGGAGCTTTCAAAGTTACAAGCAAGTGCAAGGAGGCTATGACACAAACAGAATAATGGAGATTTACCCAAATGGGAGTGCAAGCTTGTTTAGTACTGAAGGTGGCTTTTTTGTTTTAGCGGAAAAGGTGGATGGTTGGGGGATTGGAACGTGGGATATTATAGAGGGAACTGGCGAACCAGTAGGGGCTGGAAGCTTTTTTCCGCAAGGGTCTGCCCCGACAGGAGTTGTTGAAACCGCTACTATTGTCACCAATCAAGTAACAACTTGGCTAGATCAAAGTCCAATTTCTAATCCTGTGTATCCATATGGTAGCCCCAGCTTTAATGACAATGACGTAAACGGAAAGCCTTCACTTACGTTTGCTGGACACGCCTTAGCCTTGGGAGAAAATTACAACATTATGGGTGCGACAGGGTCAACCGCATTTGCTGTTACTTATGCTAATGATGTGTGTTCCACAAATGATGATAGTGGGCCGATATTTGGAAACTTTGGAGATACAATAGGAAATGACCCAGCCTCCCAAAGTCACTACCCATACGGAGGTGATTGCAAAGTTTATGATGCCTTTGCTACAGAAAATAGAAAAAATAGCCTTACCCCTCCTGTGCCGATTGTAGATAATTGGAGTGTATACTCAGTTTATAGCACTAATAACGATTGGAAATCTTACGTTAATGGTACTTTGATGCACTCTGACCCTAACAACGTCTATAACAACCAAGTCGGTGGAATGGGTGACCCAAGACAACTATATATTGGGTATCAAGATGCTGATGGGGCTTATTACTATAAAGGCAAAATTGCAGAAGTTGCAGTTTACAACCGAGTACTCACAACAGAAGAACGTCAGAAAGTTGAGGCGTATCTGATGGCTAAATATGGTATTACACCCCCAACTCCTCCTACAACTCTTCCTCTCTCTACGACTAATCTTTATGTGTCTGGAATGTCCTTTTCAGTCCCCCCCGACTACTCTGGAGTCTACTTCAACCCCCGCCTTGGGAGTCCGCTGGTAAAACAAAGCGACACATTTTGGTCTACCGAGGGGAACGGAGCTATTTTGGTATATGGTTCAGGTACTTGGACTCTCTATGGTAATGTTGAGCAATTCTCAGAAGACTACGGAATGTCAGATCAGACTTTTCCAGTAGCCACGAATACTGCAAGCGGGGCATCCATACCTTTAACTGGATGGGTAAACTATGGTGGAAATTTCGACCCAACTGGAACGCTTGTAATCAGCACAACTCCGTAATGAATAACCATCACCGCCACCTACTGAACCTCATCACCATGTCCATTTTCTGCCTTGCTCTTTCATCCTGCTCGCCACGCAAGCAGGATAACAATGTTCTACCAGTTTACTCTGACATGGGGGCGGCTGAAGACGCTGGCAAAACCAAGTGAACGAAGACTACGGAGATCGAAAGGCTTTAATGGAAGTGCGTGATCGTGTGATCCGCATCGAGGAAAGACAGCAGGGCGTGATTGACATGATGCAGTTAAGTTTGAGTCGTTATGCAGACTTACACAATAGAGTTACAGCCTTAGAACTACTAAGGCATAAGATGATTGGAATGCTTGCCGTTGTTGGTATCGGTTTTACAATAGCTTGGGAACTGATCAAAGAAAGACTACTAAATAGGTAAAATATATGCCAGACCTCTCAACATCACAGCTCTTCTCTGCTGGTGACTTAGTCACGGCAGAGTCGATGAATAACATTATATCCTCTGCCTCGCTGAGACCAGAGTCTATCACATCCAAAACAGAAGAGGCACTTGTTGTTGCATCTGATGATTACTCCCTTGTATATGACGCATCCTCGGCTTCTTTGAAGAAGGCAAGGGTGAAGCAGATTCGGGCAGCCTCTGGCTCAACTGACTTTATTAGCGACCTAACAGTAAAGAAGGCCGATGGGACAAACGGATTTAGCGTGGCTGCTGCAACTGGGAATACGAGCGTGGCAGGCACACTTACTGTGACTGGCGCTCTTTCGGCTCCCAATCTAACGGCCAGCGTAAATGGGCCAATGAACGGCTCTATTGGTGCGACCACTCCAAGCACTGGAAAGTTCACCACAGTAGACGCAAGCGGTGCCCTAACAGTGGGTGGAACAATTACGAGTACTGGCAGTATTACTGGTAATCTGGTTGGTAACGTGACTGGGAATGTAACTGGGAATGTGACTGGCAACGTGACTGGCAATGTGACTGGAACTGTTACAAACGGCGTGGTTACAACTGGTTCCTACAGTGATCCATCTTGGCTCACATTAACCAAGACAAAGGTGGGTCTTTCGTCAGTTCCCAATACTGACTGTACAAACGCTTCCAATATATCCGCTGGCACTCTTTCCAATGATAGGACTACGGCGACCAATCTAAATACGGCAAACGCAATAGTGAGAAGAGATGCAAATGGTAGTTTCACGGCTGGTACAATAACCGCCACTCTTACTGGTGCAGCTGATTCGGCAAAAGCTCTTTCAAACGGAACGCTTGGCATTGACAACGCCCCAGCTGTTAACGGCTCGTGGAAAGTAACTGGCACCAAGGGTGGGTATGCTGGTTTCGAGATTAACGCTGGCAGCAGAAGCCATGTTATTTTTGACGCAAATGGAAACGGAGGTCTGCTTACAGAGAACGAGACCAAGTGGGCTGCCTACTGGAATTCAACAAATGACTGCCTAGGCGTTGGGACTAACACCACATCGGCTGGAAATTCTATTTATGCAGCTAACGGAATCTATGCTGGCGGTAACATTACTGCATTTTCGGATGAAAGAGTTAAGGACAACTGGAAGCCTCTTGATGCCGACTTCATCAAGAAGCTTTCACAAGTAAAGAGTGGCACATACGACAGAATCGACACCCAGACAGACAGACAAGTGGGTGTATCTGCCCAAAGCTTAAGGAATGTGCTGCCAGAGGCAGTCGTGCAGGCCAATGATGAGAAGAATAGTCTGAGCGTTGTCTATGGCAATGCAGCTCTTGTCGCATGTATTGAGCTAGCTAAAGAAGTAACCCACCTAAAAGAGCAGATCGATTATCTAAAGTCTAAACTTGGAGCTTAGTATATGGCGCTACCCTCTAGCGGTGCGATAAGCTTAGCGCAGATAGGTAATGAGCTGGGATTGCCTACTGGCACCCAAATATCTCTAGGCGAAAAAAACGTAAGGGCGTTGAGGGCTAATACTTCTTACAGCACGCCACCTACAAGTGGCGTAATAGCATTTTCAAATCTGTACGGAACTTCTTACAGAACTGGAGCAAACCAATCAGCGTATTCCGTTGTTAGCGGTGGGTATAGATATGAGGTCTACACTGGTTTTAGCATGGTTTATTTCACCGCCGAGCGAACTATAGAGTATATTTTGTCATCTGGTGGAGGTGGTGGTGGTAACGGAGGTGGTGGTGGGGGAGCTGGTGGGAGAGTGGAGACTGGCACGCTAAATAATGTTAGGACACTCAGCTTGTGGGTCGGAGCTGGTGGCTCTGGAAATACTACTGGTGGTGACGGAATTGCAGACCTTTCGAGTAGTGGCTCTAAATCTATATTGACCCCATATCCAGATGGTTTTGCATCTGGAGCCGAGGTTTTTGCATATGAAGGTGGTGACGGCATGAGCCAGAACCAGTATGATGCTGGTTCTTATGGATCGGGTGGTGCAGCCTTAAGAAATTTTACTGCTTACATGCATTTTGGTAATCCAAATACTCAAGGTGGGACTGGACAGCTGTATTGGGGGGGAGGCGGGGCTGGTGACGTGGGGAGCGGAACAGCTGGAAACGCTACTACGCAGAGGGGTGGCAATGGAGGCAAGGGGCACGAGAATAATACTTGGGTAATGGGCACATCTAGGATGATTAGATTTATTCTTGGTGGTGGTGGAGGTGGTTCTGGATGGAATGCCTCCGCTGGTCTGGGTGGAGACGCAGCTGTTGGAACTTATTTTTCTGGGACTCCCGACCAAGTTACGTTTTCTTCCGCAAGCGGTGGAAGATGGTTCTCATCGTCTTCAAATACCTATAAGTTTTTTGGAAATAATGGAAGTATTGCAACTGATTTTACTGGCAACACAGTAAACTTAGCTGGAACTGGTGGTGGTGGTGGTGCGTATGGCGTTTTTCAAGGGCATGGCTCTGGAAACGCAGTCGGAACTGACGGAAATAGGGGCGGTGGAAATGGCGGTAGGGGGATAATTATTGTTAGGTGGAGGGAATACTAATGGCACATTTTGCAATCTTAGATGAAGACAGCCTCGTGAAAGCTGTTGTCGTTGTTGACAATAGATTTATGACTGACGAAAACGGCGTTGAGCAGGAAAGCTTGGGGAAGAAGCATCTTGCTCCAGCTGGGATTGACGAGGCAAAGATTGTACAGACATCATACAATTCAAGCTTCAGAAAGAATTACGCTGGTATTGGCATGAAGTACTACGCCGAGCTTGATGCCTTCATGCGGGTAAAGCCGTATCCTTCTTGGATACTTAATGAAAGTGGCACGGATTGGAAAGCTCCAGTAGAGCATCCCCAGTCGGAATCTCGTGGAACATGGGACGAGGCTGGTCAGCGATGGATATTAAATGACGAAGCAAATAGCGGGAGTACATTACTAAAATTATGAACCTAGAAAACATGGCATCTTTTATCTGTAACAAGGTCGGGAGGCCAGACGCTTTAAGCGTATCCTCTTGCAAGGGTTTTTTGGCGAGGAGATATGAGCTAATATGGGATAGTCAGCTTTGGAAGGACTCTCTCAATACAGTCACTATTCCTGTCGAGGCTGGCACCCAAGACATCACGCTTGGCGCTACGATAGATAGAGTTGTGGCTGTTAGATGGGACACTAACGCTCTTTCTCCAGTTCAGCATGAGGCCGTCTACTACATAGACCCAACTCTTTTCGATAAGTCTGGGACTCCAGCATCATTTGTTATTATGCCTGCCTCAACTAGCCTAGGGTCAGTTATACGTCTCGTGCAGAAGCCTGCAAAAGACGGAACAATCACTGTTCTCGGCAAAAGAAAAGTGACTTCAATAGCCTCGTCTGGATCGACTGTACAGAGAACATTGACTGAGCCTGCTGATAGTCCGTTTCTTCGTGGTATCGACCATTCCCTCTTGGCGTTTGCCGAGGGAGATATGCTCACAAGAGAGCGCCAATATGGGAAAGCCCAGCTTGTTTACGGCGAAGCTTCATCCACCTTGAGAATTGCTTACAACCTTGAGATGGGCCAGCAGGCCAGCGAGGTCACTGTATCACCATCTCATGGTGGTGAATGGAGCAGGGACGATTGGGAGCTTGGTACTGCCCTTCAGAAAAGCGACATAGGATTGTAAGGTGCCAGTACTGGATAACACACAACAAGACGATGTTCTCGTCTTTGACGGCAGCACGTCCTTCGATGGAGGGATGGATTCTAGGACTTTACCTAGAGCCCTCCCAGCCGACAAGTATGTCGAGATGGTAAACATAGACACCGCCGAGAGCGGGACTGCCTGTACGAGGAAGGGTACCGAACTCTGGGGAACTGGATTAATCGCAAACTCCACAAAGCCAGTGCAAGGCATGGGCTTTTACAACACATATAACAAGACAGAGCTCATTGTTGCACGTGATGGAAAGATATACAGCCAACAGTCCGAGAGCCCGACAGCTGCTTGGGTTAGAGTAAACTTAGAAGCTTCAGACTTCAATCTTGCGAACAGTGATGCAACTGTTTACTTCACAATGCTTGAAGGCAAGATGTTCTTCTCTGATGGGGTGGGCACGCTTAGGTGGATTGAGCCGTTAAGCACCACAGCAAGCGGTCTGGTAATTAGGACGGCTCCGCAACAAGTATTTGGAACTGGTGCTAATGCAGTAACCCTCCCTGCCCCATCGGGACTCCTTTTTCTGACAACTCATATTGGTCGCATATTTGCAGTAGATACGCAGTACCCAGATACTCTTCGTGTTTCTACTATACTTAGTGCGTCTGGAACAGATTCTTGGAACTCTGTTGACAGCACAACGCTTAGCGGGTTGAGAGCCATATCAGATGGAGATGCTATAACTGGAATTACTACTTGGACTGGGACAAAGCTTGTCGTATTCAAAAGGCACTCAACTTTTGTTCTTGATGCAGCTGGCGATGTGTCAGACTGGTCTATCCAAAACATTGACGAGAATGTCGGATGTGCTTCCCATAGGACAATCGCACGAGTAGGCTCTGACGTATTCTGGCTTTCGGACGAGGGGGTTAGGACGCTCGTAAGAACTCTGTCTGGAACAGAGAATCAAGTAAGCGATCCACTAAGTAGGCCAATAAATACTCTTATCGGAGATATTTACCAGCCATCAATCGAGAAATCATCTGCCTATTTTTATGAGAATAGGTATATTTTGTCGGTTCCGAAGATTCCAGACGCAAGCACAAGGTTCTCAATCGTCTTTAACACGCTTACCAGAAGCTGGTCTGGCAAGTGGGTTGGAATGGATGCTCTTCACTACATAAGATATACAAACGGAACTGTGGATAGCCTCTTCTTGGGCATGCAGGACGGAACTGTGAGGCGATGGTTCGGTGGCGGTAAAGGAGATTCTTTCGCATCGTTCATGTACTACGATGTGGGGGTTCCATATGAGTCTTATGTGGTAACAAAAGACTATACTTTTGGAGACTATCTGACCAAGAAGAGCTTGTTTTCTGCTGAGATTGATTTTCTTGAGTCTAGTGCAGGGATCGACATGTCTCTTATTAGAGACTCTTCAGCTAAGGTTGGAATTATAACCGATGTAGACACCGATACTGTCGGAGTAACGCTTCCGTTTTTTTTGAATTCAGAATGCATATTAAGCACTGCCTATGAAAAGAGAATTGGATGCTCTTTTATAGGAACCGAGCAATGCAAGGCGGTTAGGCTGTATATTCACTCTCCTGCTGGGCGAATGAATCTCGTGTCTATAGCAATTTCCGCATACATCGACACCTACTTGCCTACAATAAACCAATGACCACACGTGAAATAGCTGACTTCGTGTGGCTTAGGTGGCCACCAATGCGTGTTCCCCACGTAGTTGACTTGGTTGAGTGGTATGGATCACAGAAGCTACTCGGCGTTGTGCAGGATAATGGTGCCATACAAGGAGTCGCAATGATTCGCATCGTGGACTCAAAGGAAGACGGAGCAGTGCACTACAAACACAACCCAGATGGGAAAATGGTGTGGGTGGATTTAATAGCCTCGGACAATAAGATGGCCACGGCAGCCTTGATTACGATGTTATGGGAAAACTGGGACAAAAAGCCCTACATTGGGTTTGAGAAAAATAGAGGATCACGTGTGTTCGTGTTCCCTAGCAGATTGCTAGACAAAGTCTTGCGAAGAAGCGTAACAGCTGGACTTGTAACACATAGGAGTTAAATTATGTCAGTGCAATTAACAAGCCATGGAATAAATTCACCTCTTTGGAATGCTGCATCAAATGTAGTTGCTAAAGGAGGGTCAGCTCCATCCCCACCCCCTCCCCCGCCCCCACCAGACTATTCTGCTGCCAGTAGGTCTGGGATCATTACCGACATCAATTCATTGGCCACACGTAAGGCCATTGAGAATGCCTCTATTTATGGCGGTGAGGTACTCAACTATGGCGTAACCGAATCGGGCGGTAAGTTTTATCAAAAGTATGATGCAGATGGGAAGGAGCTCGGGAAGCCAAAGGAAATAAGTAGGCAAGAGGCGTATTCTTCGTTTAGCGCAGACAACTCTACCATCGGAGCGTCAGACAAACTTGCTGATTGGCAGAGACTAAACACTAAGGAGAATGCTCAGTTCGGTCTAGACCTAGTTGGTCAGTACGGAAACCAGTATATCGATCAAGCGAAAAGTCTCATGGAGAGGCTAGACCCAGAGGGAACTGCTAATAGGAAAGAGCTTGGCGATCTTGTAAATAATAAGCTCGAGACAATTAGTGGCAATGGGCCAGCGTTAGAGAAGCTGATTGGGGCCACAGTAATGGAGAAGGCCACAAACGCTCAAGCACAAGAGCGTGTTGGAGATGCAGCTGCGCTTGAAAGGATTGAAGGTGACGGCCCGAAGTTTACTCGTGGTACTGTCAATGATGGCGGTGGCCAAACGCAGGCCATTCGATCCAAGCTTGAGCAGGACATCTTAGACAACCTTGCTTCTGGTGAAAACCTAACACCATCTCAGATCAAGAAGATCGAGGAACAGACTAGAGCTGCACAAGTCGCCAGAGGCAATGCCACTGGCAACGCTGCAACGGCAGCCGAGATCGCAGCCAAGTATGATTTAGGAACAAGCATGGGGCAGTCTAGGAGAGCTGAAGCTCTCGGCTTGCTCTCGTCTGGGCAGAGCACGTATGACACCGCATCAAAGCTTCGGCAGGAAGGCAATACGCTATCCCAGCAAGAGCTTCAGAATGAGCTTACAAACATTGGGCAGAGGAATAGCGCATCACAACAAGACTTGGCTAATAAGCTTGCCACCACACAGCAGCGCAATTCATCGGCTCAAATTGATTACTCTAATCTTCTTAACAGCATATCTCAGCGAAACTCTGCCTTCCAGCAGGACTACGCAAATGCCGTAACACAGAACCAAGCAAACAACTCAATCGCCCAGCAAGGATACCAGAACCAACTTACCAATATCGGCCAGAGGAATGCTGCGGAGCAACAGAAGATAGCGAACATGTCTGCTTACGCTGGGCTAGCGCCAGTTGGTGCCATCGCATCCCAGACTCAAGGAGCGCAAGCATCTCCAGTTTGGACTGGGCAACCAGCTCAAGTAATGAATTTGCTTGGGCCGTCAGCTACGGCTGGCAACGATGCAGCAAAGTTTGCTTTAGGTGTCTTCGATACGCAGAGCAGAAACTATTCAAGCTTGCTAAACTACAACGCATCTACTTACGCAACTAACCAGCAATACAATAGTCCATTATCTTGGTTTAATGGTGCAGCCAACATGGTGGGTAGCGTTGGGAAGCTTTGGTAAAGGAGTTTTTATGGGAATGATTAGAGATTTACTTGGGATTCAAACCGCTGACGAGCAAGCACGCTCCGACTACTATAAGGATAGAGGATTATCCGAGAGGGCGCAGGCAGCATTTGCTGAGGCTAAAATGAATGATGTGATCCGCAAGGGTCGTGGTGAATACACTGCTGAAGAGCTGGCTGAAATTCGTGCCAAGAACGCCGAAACTGATGTTAAGCAATCGACCATCAAGAAGAATGAGCTTGAGGCAAGTAAGCTTAGCTATGAAAACAGCGATGATTACAGGAAGGCCATTGCCGAAAAGCAGATGGCAGAAAAGATGAAGGTCGAAGCTGATGCAGCCAAGGTTAAGGCAGAAACAGACGAGCAAACCCAGCGTTTAGATTACATTAGAAAAGATAGGCAGAAGGTTGAAGACGCTATCTACATGCAAAGCGAGCTTGGTAAGGGTAAGGCCGAGGAAGCTGGAAGAAATGCTGCACTAAAAGCTGCGCTCCAGAAAGACCCGCAGAATCAGCAGTTGTTTATTGAGGCTGCTGCGTCCGATGCTCGGCTAAATACTATTGGGGAGACAATGCGTCACCATCAAAACATTGCGATGATTTCAATGGGGAATCAGCAGCAATATCAGTCTGCCATTCCCCAGTACTTTGCAGCCCAGTTTGGATACAAAGACAACGAGGGCTCTAAGCAGGCCAACGATCAGCAGTTTAAGCAGAACTACTTTGAGGTGGAGACAACCACTGGAGGTGGCACGACTGGCGAGCCACAGAATAAAATTAAGGCATTCCTGCCTATTGATCGCCTACAGAATTTTGCTGGCGGTATGCCGAATGGCGCAATGGGTGCCCAAGCTCAAGCCGACTCAGTGGACTATATGAAGAACGCATTCCCAAGCGGAAACGCTCAGTACTCATTTGGACGGCCAGCATCTAACCCAATTCAAGACGCTAACTATATTGCCTCTGGTGGAAGCACGATGTTCACCCCAGAGCCAGCGCAAGCTCCCGCCCAAAAAAGATGGGTATTCGATCCGACAACTGGTGGTATGAAATTGCAGAACCCCTAACGAGCCGTGGCTCAGTTAGTCAATACTCCTTGGGGGGAGCTGGAATTCCCCGATGATATGTCTCAAGAGCAGATGGAATCTGCTATTAAGAACACAAAGGAATTCCAAGCCAAGTCGCCTCAAGCAGAAGCTGCACTGCCAGCGCCTCAGCCGATTCAAGAGGATCAAGCTACCCAACAGCTACTAGATCAAGAGCTCCCTCCTCAAGCCCCAACGAGTTTGCTTAGCGAGGAAGAGAGAAATGCCATAACAAGCGCTGGGCAAGAGGTTCCGATGCTGGAAGCCGAGAAGGGCTCCACTGGATTGTTCGGTCTTGGCAAGTACTTCACACGAGAAATTCCAGCCAGCCTCATGGATATGGGGTCGGCGGTACAAAAAGCTTTTGGGTATAACGACCTAGACAATTTAAGGGTTCAGCAGCAAGCCGATGAGTTTATTCAGAACCGAAAGAAGCAAGGACTTAAAACAAGCTACGAAGACCTAGATGCTTTCTACGCCAATTACAAAAATACACAGCAGCAGGCAGCCGAAGACATTAGGCGTGCCCTCCCAGTCGATGAATCTGTAAAGCAGTCTTTCGCTGGCCAAGCAACAAAGCTTGTTGCCGACACAACTGCGATTGTTGGTGCCAACATTGCCACTCGTGGCGCTGCATCGATCCCAACGAATGCGGGATTCTTGGCCAAATGGGGATACGATGACGCAAAGAACAACGGAGCAACGGAGCAAGCTGCCAGACAAGCTGCCTACGCATACACTCCCCTTGCGCTAGCTCCCCAGATGGCTCTTACCGAGTCGCTGGCAGCCAAGTTTATCAAGCCCTTAGCTCCTTACGTTGGTAAGGGGCTCACGCTTGGGCAGGCTAAGAATGAAATCTTGAAGTCCATGGGCAGAGGGGCAGTCCAAGGATCGGTTGTGATGGGACTACAGCAGACAGAGCTCAACACTCTTATGAAGCTGATGGAGATAGCTCCAGACAGACCTTTAACGCAGGACGTTCTGCATACAATGGCGATGGGAGCTGTGATGGGCGGTACTATCTCTGGAGCTGGCACAGCATTTAATACTGGAGCAACTCTGGCCAGCCCAGAAAACAGAGCTTACAACCTAGCCAACCGAGTCACTGAGCAAGCCAAGCAGGCTAACCTTAATACAGATGCTTTGCGTAGGGCAGCTGGCATCCCAGATGGATCGACTGTGGAAAAGATGAGCACGAAGTATGCTCAGAACGAAGCTGGCCAAAACTCCACTGAAATCACCTACATCACGCCAGAGGGACGGCGCATCACGCTGAAAGTTACTGGAGATAACGCCCCTACAGTCACCGCCAATCCCCTTCTTCTTGAAGCTCCGAAGCCACAGACCAACACTGGGCAGGGTGAGCCAGTGCCAGTGGGCACTCAGACAACTCAAAGAATCAATCGTGAGACACGTCAGATTGAAACAGTTGAAGAACCAGTAACTGGCCGAGTTATCTTTACGCCCCCTCCCCTAAACGCTGGGGATAATGTGCGTCTTGATCTAAAGAGCCCAGTCGGTGGCAAGACCACGTTTATTGAGGGAGAGGTGCTGCCAGACAAGTCGGGAGTGAGGATCACCTATATTCCAGACGAGCTTGCTGGAGATATTGCACAGCTTGAAGGCACCACCACAGCCACTGGCCAGCCGTCTAAGATGCCCAAGATTGGTGACGTGGTGCCCATGAGCGTGGCCGAAAGGAACTTTAGGCTCGCTGGGTATAGGGCCGATTCAGCTTGGTACAGTAACATGGCTGAGCCCCGCAAAAACTTTCCCCAAACGCAGCCCACTCAGACAGATCAACCAGCAGAACGTCCAGTTACTCAAGCTCAGTCTAACGCTATAACTCTTGAGGCTGCCAAGCAGAGTCGGCTTCCGCAGGAAGCTCCAAGGGAACAACCGAAGACTCCTTATTTCCCAACGGCTCCAGACAGATCGCAGGCTGGCGCTCCTCCAGTAGAAAAAAAGAAGGAACCAGCTTTCCCACGCAGGAAGCCAGAGATTGGCAGGAAGAAAGCTGAGAAGAGTGGCAAGCCTTACTTCCCTTCTGCCCCAGATCGCATGCAATACTCCGAGCGTGGCGTACCCACGCAAGAGCAGAAGTCTCTTGCCTCCAAGATGGGGCAAGCACTGCTCAATGCTCTTCGCAGGATCGCACCAAAAGGCGCAGCCGAGCTGGAAATCTTCCTCGGCCCCAAGCCAGAAGGATACTCAGACAGAGCTGTAGCAGCTTACGATCCTCGCAGAGCTTTGATTTGGCTATCGGATCGCATCGCCACATTCAGACAGCAAGTTGGTGAGTTCACCCACGAAGCTGGACACGTTTTCTGGGACACCCTCCCCGACAACGTAAAGAGGTCTTTTGCCGAGCTATACGCAGCTGAGATGCGTACTAAGACTGGCCCTCTATTCAATTCTAATGGCAACATAAAAGACGGAATTTCCCCACGCATTGCCTCTGGCCAACAGCTAGAAACATCGGTGGCTCCTTGGGACACAGTGGGCTTAAGGGAATGGTTTGCGGAGCGCATCATGGTTGAGAATGCGGATTGGGCCATGGGTAAAGCCACGACTGATGGAATTATCGGACGGACTGCTGGGGTGTTTAGGTCTGTGTTGCAGAGGATCAGCGGAGCACTTGGCCAAGGCGATGCAATGAACAATGCGTTTAAGAGCTGGGCTGAGCTTGGCCCGAGATACGGAATCAAGCCAGAGTTTGGCGAGCCAGCGAGCCCGAATGTGGCCACACGCCTAGTTCCTCGTGGGTCAGCACAGACTCAGCAAGAGGCCACTCGTGGAAGAGAAGAGGTGAAGGCCGAGCTTCCTAAAAGTCCAATCAATGAAGCGGTTAAGATAGCTGTGGCAATGAGAAATGAGAACGGCGGTAAGTTCCAAGACGCATTCTTTGAAGAGTTTTGGCCAAAGCTGTTAATCAGCCTTGGGCAAAAGGGACTAAAGATGGATAAGGCTGGGATCGAGACGGCAGCCAAACAAGCGGTGGCTGACTTGGGCTCATTCGTTGCGAGCAACCCAGATTTTGCAAGGTACTACTCTGCGGATATTAAGGTTAACGAGAATCTCCTAACGAAAGCTTTCCCAGAAGTGAGGGAGAACCCAGAGCTGACCACCATGTTCAAAATGATGGCATCGGTTCTATCCCCAGACACATCCCTCGGCGACAACATGCATGAGACAGTGACCGCATTCTCATTGTTCATTAAGGATGGCAACTTTGACGCAATTAAGCTCGGTAAGTCTCCGAAGAGCGGAGGCCCAGTTGTTCTCGAGTCTCCGTTCACGTTCATAGGTAAGACTGGTGGAACGAAAGCAACCTCACTGAAGGTGCTTGAGAGTCTCACTAAAGAAAATGGATATGCTGGCACCGCCAAACTCATGCAATCCACCCTAACTCTGACAGAGCTTAACAAGTGGAAGCGTGGGCTGGGTTACTCGGGGGGAGTGGATGGCCCAGCGATCAAGCAAGTTGTAATGGAGGCCACTGGCCAAGACATCAACATTCCCAGAGCCTTCACCTTCGGGCCGAAGGTTGGTGCATACATGATGAATTGGCTTGGTGATAGCCGATTCACAGTCACAGACGTATGGGAGTCTAGGATCGGAAGGTCTTACTGGCCTAATCTCTTTAGAAAAGCCATTGATGAAGAAGGCAATTTTAACACTGGAATTGCCACTGGGAGTGAAAGGGCGATGTATCAGAAGTGGGCTACCGCATTCAATAGGAACTTCGAGGAAAGCACTGGCATAAAGCTAGATGAGTCTGCCCTCCAAGCTCTTAGGTGGTTTTATATAATTGACGCAACTGGCAAATCGGGTTACAAAGGAGCTGTATCAAATGAACCTTCCTCAGAATACACAAGGCAAGCGCTCGTTGAAGCAGGAAGACTTAATGAGTCTGATAAAGAAAGCTGGAGACAAGGCGCTGACGGAAGTGTCAAGCCCATCCTACTCGCAGGATTCAAGGGTGAGGTCGCTTATCGAGGAGGGTCTGGCGAAGGACGAGAAGGAAGCCTCTCAGATGCTCAACGACTTTATGATGTAAGAGAACTTACTCCAGAGGAGTTTGTTCAGAACGCCAGCAAGAATAAGTCCGAAGCCAAATTCGGCACATCGGTAGATGTACTCAGTCCAGATCAATATAAAGACTACGATCTAATCCAAGCCTCATGGGGTGGCGAAACTGCCACAGTTTCAGTTGCGAAGAATGGAGAGGTTGGGGCTGTTACTAGGTCGCAGAATGCAACTCCAACTCTTGTGCGTGTGGCAATGGACGCAGCTCTCCATATGCGTGGAGGAAGGTCTCTCTGGTTGAATGGGTTTGATACGATCCTTCCAAAGCTTTATTGGGACTACGGATTTGAGCCAGTAGCCAAGCTGAAGTTTAACGATGAGTTTAGGCCAGAGGGATGGGACTATAAGGCTTACTCTAAATTCAATAACGGCAGACCAGACGTGATGTTCATGCGCTACACTGGTGAGTTTACTGGCAACTATAAGACGGCTCGTGCGGAGGCTCCGTATGTGGAGTCGTATGATAAGGCATCCGAGATGGCCAGCGGTAAGCCTCAGATGTCAGAGCGTGGCCAGCAAGAGTTCCGCAATAACTTCGATGAAGACTCTTATACCAAGACCCTTGGTATGCATACCGCCGAAGTCACTGAGATGGCTGGAGCTGTGGCCAACCTAGTGAACAGTGCTTATGAGGGGCAAGTAGACCCAACTGCGCTACGAGTCAGCACTGGTAAGCTACGCAGGCTTTTAGTGGATAAGTTTGCCGACTTTAAGGATTTCAAGAAGCTTCTCGAGAAGCGTGGCACCCTGCTCCCCGAAAGCTCTGACTTCCACACGCAGGAACAGAACATGCATGGGATTATCGGTGCGAAGCTTGAGGGTTTGTATGATGCCCACGAAGCGATTATTGGGACGCTCAAGGAAGTAGGATTAAACAAAACCATGGATGCGGTGGTTGGTGGACAAAAAGTAAACATGGGGATGGTTGACCTTTACTTGTATGCTCGCCATGCGCCCGAGAGGAACGCTCGTATATTCAAATTGAGCGAAGGAGAGAAGACGGCTGGCAGCGGAATGACAGACTCGGAGGCTTCCACGATTCTAGCCAATCTTTCTCCATACGAAGCCCAGCTCTCAACAGTGGCCAGAATGGTATATGACCTAAATAGGACAAAGCTGCGAATGATGGAGAATGCTGGCCTTATCTCTGCCGAAGCTCGGCAGGCCATTGAGACAAGATACCCCAACTACTCTCCTCTCATTGGCAAAGCTGGGGCCACTGAGGAGGAGCAATTCTCTATGGATACTGGGATTGGGGCTGGCATGACCATGATCGGAAGAGACATCAAGCCAGCCAAAGGACGATACACTGCGTCAGATAATATATTGGCCAACGCATTCCACCTACAGCAGAGGGCTGTGGTGCGTTCCGAGCGCAACATCACGCTCAAGGCATTAGCTAAGCTTGCTGGAGAATTCCCAGACAACGGACTTGTTGAGAATGTGTTTGAGCTTAGGGCAAACGAGAACACCCTCACTCCAGAGATCATTGTCTACAAAGAGAACGGCCAAACCAAGTATCTACGCTTGCTGGACGATGACCTCGTTAGGTCATTCAAAGACTCTAGGGGTCAGCTGGATCAGATATTCAGCCTCATGGGTAGGGGCACGAGACTGATGGCATCAATGGCCACGACTTATAACCCCGCATTCTCAGTGCCTAATCTTGTTCGTGATTTTCAGACAGCCATTTTCAATATGAGTAGCACAGAGATCGCTGGGCTTGAGAGAGACTTCGCTCTCAAGATGCCCTCTGCTATGAAGGCTGTGTGGCACTCCGAAAGCCAAGCCTTTAGGAGCGGTAAATGGAATGAGAGGGTGAGCCCTCAAGTGGCCGAATCCATGAAGTACTACAAGGAGTTTAGAGAGAACGGAGGCCAGATGATATTCATGGGCTTGCGTGATGCGGAGTACTACCAGAAGAAAATGGATAGACTCATGCCGAGAAATAGGAATGCAATCGAAGTGGCTGGCGAGGTTGGACAGAAGTTTATTCTTGGCCCATACAAAGAATTCCTAGAGCACATAAACTCAAGCCTCGAAAACGCCACCCGCTTAAGCGCATACATCACGGCTAGGGAGCGTGGCCTATCCCCGCAGAAGGCAGCCAACCTTTCTCGTAACCTCACAGTGAACTTCACTCAGAGGGGTCAGCTCACAGCCCTCAACCAAATCTACATGTTCTTCAATGCGTCTCTCGCTGGCAGTGCTCGTATGGTTGAGACCATTTCGACAAGCCCTCGTGGAAGGGCTTTCGCAGGATCGATTGTGCTTGGTGGATTCCTCCAGAGACTCGCCTCCCGCTACCTATCGGACGAGGATCAGAATGGGATCAAGGAAGTGGACAAGGTGCCAGCCTATCAGCTCTCGACAAACATGGTGCAAGCCCTGCCCAACGTGCCCACTTGGATCAAGATGCCCCTCGCCTACGGAGCAAATGTGTTTTGGTACTTGGGAACACAGATGGCAGACATGCTCCCGAAGGAATATGGTGGCATGGGCAAGAGTCCGTTGAAGGCCACTGGCGAGTTCGTAAAGGCTGCGATGAATGCCTTTAATCCCATCGGCGGTGGAGCCGAGATAGTTAACTCACTCACCCCAGCGGTTGCTCAGCCCTTCGTTGACATCTCGATCAACAAGAACTTTGCTGGCCAGCCAATCTACCCAACTGACAATCCCTTTGACGCTTCCCCCGATCCCTATGCGTTTAGGACTTGGAGTAATCCAAACCCAGTAATCGCAGATATGATACAGTCGATAGCAAGGTTCAGCGGTGGCAACGAGATTCGCCCCAGCCTAGCCGAAGATGCCTTAAGCACATTCGGTATGGGTTCATTCGCAAGCCCAGAGTCGGTTGAGTACTTGTTCAAGAGCGTATTCAGTGGCCCTTATTCAATCTATAGCGACTTGTCTAAAACATTCTCGGGCCTGTCCACCAGCCAAGGCATCGACCCGAATAACCTACCCATTGTTCGTAGGTTTATTGGCTCTCCCAGTGATAGGTCTGACAGCGTCTTGTTTAAGGAAGCTTGGCAGAACATCTCTACCGCAAGAGATGAGCTCAAGCTCTACATGAAGAACGGAGATAGAAAGAATGCTGATCGAGTTAGGGCTGAGTACCCTGCCGAGCTCGCCTCCTACGACCAGTTCAGCCGAATCAACTACCAACTCAAGAGCCTCCGCACCCAAGCCAAGTCCTACAAGAGCAAGGGCGACACCGAGGGAGAGCTTCGTGTGCAGAAGATGATCCGAGAAACACAGACGCAAGCGCTTGGCCAATACAAGAAGGCCGTTGATCGCATGGGTTCTAAGGCTGGAGATAAAGCATCAGACCAAGTAAAGAGCCTTTTCTATTGACCTTTGTGCGTAACAACGCATCCTAGTTACTTATGGGATGGCTCGACAATACCATCGGCAGAGGCATCACGAAGAGGAAATCGCCTGCCAAAAAGCCAGTTGCCTCAGCCCCACAACCCAAGCCTGCGCCAATAGTTTTAGCCCCAGTTGCGGTTGACGCAGTGGAGCTACTCACCCAAGAGGGCATCGATGCCATCATTGATTTTGAGGTGGGCGGTGGGAGGTACTACGAAGACTACTTGAGCGGAGTGTGCAGACCGAATACTGGCGATAGCGGAATCACCATTGGCATAGGTTGCGACCTCGGCCACTTATCTAAAGAAGAATTCGAGCGGGAGTGGAAGGAGTTCTTGGCCCCAGAGACATTCAACAAGCTGATGAAAGTGATAGGCTTTAGGGGGTGGAATGCTGAGGACTGCCAAACTGGTCTTTCATCCGTATACATCCCATTCACCACCGCTTTGGCTCACTTCAGTAAGTACACATTGCCTAAGTGGATCGAGAGATCGAGGAAGCTGTGGCCGAATTGGGACGGCCTCCTCCCTCTGCAAAGAACGGCATTGCTTAGTATCGCTTACAACCGAGGCACCTCATTGACTGGCACTAGGCGTGAGGAGATGAGGGAAATAGTCGATGCACTAAAAGACAAAAGCCTTGGCGGGATTCCTAAATTAATCCGAAACATGAGCCATTGGCACACGCTGAATGGACTTCAGATTAGACGGCACAAGGAAGCTATACTATTTGAATGTGCCGACCAAAAACGCACCTAGACAAAAACCGAAC